GCATAGGACAATGGATGTCCTATCCTCCAGGGTGAGACATTGGATGTCCTATGCTTGGCATACGCCATACCGAGATTCGGGATTCGGAATCTGGGTTTGGAAAATCGGACAAATTCCTGCACGGTCTGCCGCATTTCGCTGTGGAGGCCCGTAAACATTGGTCGGAATCGCGTCCAGCGATTTCCTCATGGTGCGGAAGATTCCCGCTTGACGCGAGGGGGTATGGTGCGGTAGGTTGGGCTTATGAGCGACATGGTTACCACGAGTTTCCAGATGGAGTATGCGTTGCTGATGGCGTTGCAGGCTCGTGCTCGGGAGCTTGGGTTTCGGAGCTGGGGACATTATCTGCGTCATGTGGTGGACTACCATGTGATGCTTGTGGAGCCGGATCTGATTGGGGTGGCGAAGGAGGCTGGTGATCTATGAAGTTTGAAGATTACGAGCTTATCCACAAATCCGATCTATTGGTATTGAGGGATAGAATCAAGGAGCTTGAGCAGAAGAACAAGGATCTCATGGACCTTGTTGATGTGAAGCGTCTATGGCTTATTGATAAAGCCGAGAAGCGTCTGAATGACATACTGAGAGTGGGCCATCAGCTTGTGGATAGATCGGGTTGTACCTGTGATCATCATCCTATGATGCCATACTTCACATGTCCTAAGTGCCAAGAGCTTGCGTCTAAGTGGAAGGAAGTCGCCGGGGATCCGAAGGAGTAGGCCACTCACCCCGCACCCCCCTTTTCTCACCCCCCTAGGGGGGATCTCGCGGGGGGGGGTGTCTGATACCCCGCCGCTCCCGGCCCCCGCTCCCGCTCCCATCCATCCCTCCCGCTTCCCCGAATCCCACCCCCGGAACCCCATCCGGGGGCTTTTCGTTTCCAAGCATCCGATACCCCCTCATCCGCTGTCTCCACACCAACCTCCAATCAAACGCGCTCCTTGACCCCTCCAAGCTCCAGCGCGGGGCATTCCCGCTTCCCAACCCCACCCCCACAAATCACTCGCGGCGGAATTGATGACTTCCAAATAGGGGACCTGGTACCAAGCGATTCGCAATTGGATTGGGATAGTTTACTGTGTCGCCCCCCCCTTGGGCAGGGTAGCCCAAGGAATGGGGGGGGCGACACTCCCCTATTTAGAGGGGATAGTGGGTGTTGCCCTAGGGGGGGGGAAGTGTCCAATTAGGGGTGCCCCATTGGCCCCTGAGACCCCCCCTAAGGAGACCCCCCTAGTTGGATGTGTGCGCGGTAGGCGGCGAGCAGGCGGCGGTGCTTGGTCTCCAGGGTTTCGAGCCGGATCTCCAGCCTCTCGATGCGTTCGGAGTCGGTGTACCGGATTGAGCGGTTGTCGGTGCCGTGCCATGCCCGGTCGATGCGGTCGAATACAATGATCCCTCGTTTCCTCAGTTCATTGAACAATCGACTGGCCCGCTCTGTATCACATTGCATCGCGCCCGCTATGTGATTGATCACTTCGCTCTGCTGCGGGTCCTTATCATGCTTGAGCTTGGGCATTGATCCGAACCTATCTCTGTATGTCATATCGCGTCCCTCCGCTTCGGCTTATTGGCATACGGTTTCTTCTCTTTGAGTTGTGCGCCGGTCATGACCATGGGGTTCCATTGTTCCCATTTGATGCCTGTGGCTGCGTGTTGGAGGTTGAGGTTGTTGGCTGGGAGGCGTGATCCGCGCTTGCAGAAGGCTAGCTGGAAGCGTCTGGGCTTGGACTGGCCTACTTCGTGGAGTACGGCGATCTCTCGTGCCCAGTTGGCGAGTTCGGAGGATCCGAATCCTGCGTGGGCCAGTTCCATGGTGGTGAGTGGTTCGCCGTCCTTGCGTTGTGGCTTTGAGATGTGGTGCATCCAGATCCAGACGACCTTGGTTTCGTGGAGGATGGGCTGGAGCTTGTTGCGTAGGAACACGCTGACCTCGCCTTGGTCGGAGAGGTCGCCTCCGAAGTAGGAGAAGAGCGGATCCGCTACGATGACATCGAGTTTGGATCGGTGGATGAAGCGGCGGGCGTAGGCGAGGAAGGAGTCGCCGGTGCGGACGGATTCGGTTCTGAACTCAAGCTGAGCCTGTAACCGCTTCATCTCATCGCCTGTCGTTTCCAGCCCTTTGGCGACCCCTTGGAACGCTTCTGCGAGGTCGCCCTTGTCGTTCTCTGCTTGGACGACGCCGATCTTGAGCGGTCGGACTGGGGTGATGCCGAAGAAGTCGAGGCCGAGAGCCCAGCGGATGACGATCTGCATCATCAGGGAGGATTTCCCGATGCCTGTGCCGCCGGACACGATCATGGAGGATCCTCGGGTGAGCCAGCGGTTGCCGATGAGGTTGTCTGGATCGTTGGCTGGGTCGAAGTAGATGAGGTCTCGGACTGAGACGATGGTGGCTTGGTCCTCTTCGCTTTCGCGATTGGTGAGCCAATCCTCCCATGAGTCTGCGCCCAGGTTGGTGGCCAACAGTTTCTGTTGGGATTCGCCGCGCCATGCTCCGGGGAGGCGTGAGAAGCGGGATGGGTTTTTGTTCTTTGGATCTACGCCGGGGATGGCCTTGTAGATTTCGTCGCGGCGGGCGTCCCATTCTTTGCGTGAGGATGCGTCTACGCGGACCCATGCGTGGATGCTTTTGCCGCCGGAATCGATGAGGACGCTGATGGGTAGGCCCGAGGATCGGAGGCGTTGTTCCTGCTCGGGCTTGGGGAGTTCGTCGAACTCTACGAGGACATGGCGATAGGCGGCTACGTCGTTGTCGCTGCCGCTGTAGAGGTTGGGCTTGAAGGGGTTGATGCGGACGAAGACGCCATCGAGGCGGTCCTTTCGGAGGAGGATGGAGTCTGGGGCGTCGAAGCGTTTGATCCATTCCTCGACTGGGAGGAAGGATCCGCTGGTGTTGGGTTTGCCGTCCTCGACTTGTTCGCAGATGCAGACGACTTCTGTGGGAGCGAAGGCGGCTTCTAGGAATCGTTTGAACTGTGAGTCGGTGGGATTGGGTGTGGTTGTTGGTCGCTTGAATACGACTCGTGTGAGGTCTGTGCCGCCGGATGCGTGGAGGAGGTGGCCGGCTGGTTTGTCGTGGGGTTTGGAGGCGGCGTCGCGGATCTTGTGGATGAGTTCGCGGTCGCTCCAGGGTGGCTGGCAGGAGCGGTTCCAGTCCGAGAGGAGGCTGAGAGCGTCCCCCTCGGACAGGCCGAAGCCGTGGACGAGGCCCACGGCTGCGGTGTAGGTGGTTGAGTGGCCGTTCTGGCCGCTGACTGCTGGTGGTACCTTAGTGAGCCATGCTGCTGCGCGTTGGAGTGGGTTCATTTCGTTGCTGGAACTTTGTGTGGAACTCTGAGGCGAGCCGGACGTAGATGTTGTCTCCGCGTCTGTAGATGACGACTGGCGACTTCATCTCTCCGAGTCTGAACTGTGCTTGGCCGATCAGATGAACGATGACGGAGGGGTTTGATCGGTTGGTGTATTCGATGGAATCCATGTCGGGATAGGTTGCTTTCGGACCGCGTGTGAGATCCAGCCTCGTCTGATTCCTGCGGCGACGATTTCGGCTGAGTTGGCGAGGATGCGTCGGTTTTCTTCGGAGGCTGCGAGGCGTTCGGCCTCGGTCATGGGTTCTGGTTTCCGTGCGTCACGGAGGCGGGTATTGTACCATGGTTGGAGGTGTCGTGGGGTCTTCATGGTTTGGTTTGTAGGGAGCTGATTTCCGCCAGGACACAGTTGCAATAGGACCCTTTGGTGGCGGCGTTGCAGCGATGGTGATGGACAGGGTTGCTGAGAATGTGTTCGGAGAGGCGGACCGTGAGAGAGACCAGGTGAATGAGGCGTTGGGCGGCTTCGGCGCAGACGGCGTTGGGGACTCCATCGGGTGAATTGATTTCGGCTGAGATGATGTTCAGCGCGTTCACGAGGTCATGAGTGGATGATTGCATTGTATCGTTTCTGGTAGGTGAGGTCGCTGGGAGGCTGGACATTGGCCCACTCGCAGAGGTCGAAGTAGGATCGGATGCCGAAGTTTTTGGTCATGTTGGGGGTGATTCTTTGGAGGATGATGGCTTCTGCGACCTCCTGTTTGGTGGTGAGTTTGAGAGACTCGATGATCTTGAGGCATCGTTTGGGTGCCCCGTTTGTCCATTTGGATTCGATTTGGGATTGGATTTCCCGTGCGTGAAGGATCTGATGGACGCGCTGGCGTGAGACTCCGAGTTGTTGGCCGATGGCTTGGAGGGTGAGTCCTTGGGCTCGGAGTTCCGAGACCCTTTCGATTGCGTATTCGAGTTTCATTGAAGTGGTGTGAGTATTGCGCGGTATCGTTTGCTGGCTTTGTGGCATTGGACACACAGGCCGAGTTGTTGGGTGCAGCCACAGCCCAAGCATGCGGCTAATTCGTTGCACAATTCCTTCCATTGTTTCAGTTGGTTTGTTGTTTCGTTTTGCGGTGGTTGGGGCAGGGGATTCCTTTGCGGATGTACCATAGGACAGAGGGTGCGAGGTTGTATTTGGCCGACAGTTCTGCGTAGGTGATGGAGTGGTGCTCCTTGAGTATCATGGCCTTGATGCGATCCGGGACTTTGCGCCATCGGCGTTCGCCGGATCTGACAGGCGGGAGGATTGGTTTCATATCTTCTCCGTGAGTGATCTGATGTACCTGTTCCGTTCCTTCGGTTTGACGTTGATGAGGTATTGAATGGCTAGGCAGGCGTTGATGCTGGCGGTGTGTTCCCATTGCTTCTTGTCCCAGTAATCAAACACGTCTCCAGATGAGACGACAACTTGTCCGGTCTTCCGGTTCTTGAATACGAATGCTGCACATCCCGTTGGATTCATCTTCCCTCCATCCACTTCTTGAGGTCTTGCAGTTCAGCCTCCTTGGCCTCCAGTTCCTTGATCCGCTCACGGGCTTTGAGCAGCGCAGCGCGATAGTTGTCTGATCTGGTGCCAAGCTCGAAGATGCGCTCTCCGTCCTCAATGGCTTTGACCTTGTAGTCTTGGATGTCCAATTCCAGCTCAAGGACACGACTGTTCGCACTTCTAAGTTGCCGCTCTAGCTGGCGAGCGAATCCGGCCTTCACGAACTGCTGGAAACCCGACGTGATGTAGGGCTGCCGGTCTGTGCGCGGGGTTTTGGAGATGGGCTTCTTCATGCTTTAAGCCTTAGCTGTTTGCCAAACTTCTGAAGGCAGTCTGAGATTGAATTACACAAGTCTTCCAAGTTGCTGATGCGTTCTTTGAGCTGCCGAATCTCATTTCTGAGACATCGCTCAGATCGCGCAAGCTCGTCATCGCCAACCTTGGTCCAGCAATCATACGTGATTTCAGTTCGTTTATCCGCATGGCAGTATGGACACATCATAGCTCCCCCTTCTTGGTTCTGTACCAGTTCTCAATGTCCACCTCGCAGCGTTCAGCCATCGAATCACCAGCTTCTTCGAGTTTCCTGATACGCTCATTCGCCGACTCCAGCTTGAGTTCAAGCTCTTCGATGCGGTCATATGCATTCTGCAATGATGTTTCGGACATAGTTTTTCAGTTAGTTAATGTTGATCTTGGCGTCATCCCAACCCTGCAACAGGTTGTCCATTCTTGATGTTCTCATGCACGGTGATGGCGGATTGATGAACTCGTACATCCCATTACCAGCCTTCTTCAGCTTCCTGATCCGATCTTGCAGGTACTCGATCAGCTCCTTCAGCTCGTTCACATCGGATTGAAGCTCGCGCTTCTCTTCCGACAGCTTGAGGCAGGTCTGCTCCCACGTTGGCGGAGGTGTTCCGCGCATCGCCTCAAACAGCGGTCTTCCGAATGCGTCGTTGATTTGGCTCATTTGCACTCCTTCCACTTGAACTGAGGTTTCCCGTTCTTGTCGGCCACCCATTCGGCATGGCCTGCTAGAACTGCCTGTTGCTGCATTTGATCAGTCCCGTTATCGAACCCTTTAATCAAACACATCGTAATCAAAACCACGAACAACAGCGTGCATGGAATCACTAGCGAGTATTGCCAGCATTTGTCACTCACAGCTTGGCCTCCCCTCTGGCTTTGTTCCACAGATCAACGTCGTATCCGTAGCTCAGTTCTTTGGCCATCTCATCACCCGCTGTTTCAAGCGCGGCAACGTAGTCGTTGAGTTTGGAGATGCGTTGGTTTGCCCAGTTGAGTTCCCGTTCTAGTTGGCGGCAAAAGTCTGGCCAGAGTGCTATTCTGTCTTTGAGCCAGAACTCGACGTAGGCGTCGGTTCTTGGAGTACGAAGTAGAAGTTGTTCTGCCATGATGAGTTGAGTTCGTTGTAGGTGTTGTTTTTGATCTTCCAGGTGCGAGGGTTTCGT